CACAGGACAGTAGATTGTTATCTGCACTCTGTTTGCTTGTGATAGCTACTCTGTTTGGAGTAATGGTGTATGAAATAGTAACGGAGATGTACCTGTAATGCCAAATCATTGCTCAAACAGTTTGCACCTCGACGGAGACTTTAAGCACAGACAAGAGTTTGTGGATAAAAATAAAGGTTTTGATTGGGCAGATGCGGAGCAGAGAGGAACATACTCAGACCTTTCTTTCCACGCACAAGTTCCTATGCCACAAAAACACATTAAGTCTCATGCCACAGATAAGACAAACAGCGATTGGTTTTCGTGGGCGAATAAGAATTGGGGAACAAAATGGAGTCCTTATGAGGAATCAGTAGAACACACTAAAACCTATACTCATTATTCATTTGATACTGCTTGGAGTCCTCCGATGGAGTGGTTCAAGAAAGTGTCTAGCAAATTCCCCCATCTAAAGTTTAATGTTACTTGGGCTGAAGAAGGAGGTTGTGGAGGGAGGTTCATGTTTTATAAAGGGGAACTTTGTTTTGAAGTAAGTATGTCTGATGAAGAATGGAGAGAGTATAACGGATATGAGGAAGATGAAGAATGATAAGCGATAATAATTTTGTGAAAGATGACTCAATTAACCACCCAAAACACTATAATAAGGGTATTGAGACAACTGATTACATCTGTTCTTGGGATATGGATTTCTGTGAAGGGAATGTAATCAAGTATGTTACTCGATACAAATACAAGCATGGTGTCGAGGACTTGAAAAAAGCCAAATGGTATTTAGAAAAACTAATTAAAGAACAATGAAAATAGAACACCCAATCGACACAAGGCTATTGAAAGCCATGTCTCACGTTTCCAACTTTGCTGAACACAAATCTGTAACTGACGCAGATTGGAAGTATGCTAACGGATTAGAAGAATCCATTGCACTTGTTCGTGAATATGTAACGTGTTTTGGTGCTGACGGAAGGGTTGCTCAACGAGGACAAGTTCCGTCTGCATGGAATAAGGAAACCATTTTCGAGGATTGGAAGGAAATACCTTCCTTCTCAGCGGAAGAAGCATCTGCCGAACAAAAAGATGCAAATGCCAAGAAACTCTTGGAGGAACTTACATAATGAACAGTATTACTAAAAAAGATATGACATCAAGCATAGGTTTAATCCTAATGTTTACTTTAGGTTGGATAGCAAATGGGTTAGTTGATAAACTTACTTCTGATGACAACAGCATGGATTCTCGATACGAGCAACGCATGGAACGTATGCAGTATATGGAAATGCCACGCGACAATTCTTGGAATCGTCAGAGAAAAGAAAGAACTCAGCCAAACCGCAATCGTCGTGAGGAATCCATTTAGGAATAAAAACACCATCGTGAGAGCAGATATTGTGTCTGCTCTTGCAATCCTTTCGTTTATCCTGTTTACCAATATAATAATATTATGAAATATATCGTAATTAAGAAATGCTATGCCAACGAAATTGTGTCGGTAGAAGCAGAATCAGAAGAAGAAGCCTTGTTGAAAGCCCTCGACAATGACTGTAAATCACTAGGTAACAACCTAGAGTTTGCAGGATACCGAGACAGAGATGATTGGGTAGTTGAAGTATTAGACGCTTTATCTAATGATATTCCCATCAATCCTAATATCCAACACCACTAATGAAACACATAAATAAATTTATTTTTTTAGCGATTGTCCTATTTGGAGTATCCTTAATAAGTGCGTCCACTATGCCAATGGCAATGTATCCAAAGAACTTTATACCTTTTTGGTCGCAAGCCAAGAGAGGACATGAAGTAGCACTATTGAACACAGCACAGATTGTTCAGATTAGACCATTCTTCAACACTACAGTTGAGAACCCAACACACGATGATATTGAATATCTGCAAGTGGATTTGGTAGATGGAACAACCATTGAAGTTCAAGAGGACTTTGAGAAGTTTTACCAACGAGTGAGAGTATCACAGGCTAAGTAATGATAGGAATAGACAACGAACAATGTCCTCAAATGCCAATGAGCAAAGAGGAAGCCATCAAAATAGTTGTAGAAGAACTACAAGATAGATTACCTAAAAGCAATAAGGAGGGATTCGTTCCTCCGTTGAAGGTATACCAAGCAATGGCTTTACTAAGTGAGGAGAAGGAATAATGGTTTACCATCATTACGACACTCAAATAGAAAAACTTATTTCGCGCTTAGAGGAATTAGAGAAGGAAATAGATTCTCTCAGAAATGAAATCAAAGATAAAACCATAGAGACTAATCTATACAACACATCATCTCTTGTATCAGAAGATACTACACACATAGAGTGGGAAGGAGACTATGGACAACAGTCTTTCTAACACATAAGGAAGCATAAGTCAAAGGATAATACATATAGCATACAGGTAGAATACAGGTATAAAAAAACCTCTTAATCAAGACACCCCCATAAGGGAAGCATAAGTCAAGGTTAAGAGGTTTGTTTTTTTTATTCGGTTTTATTCGTTCTTTTTTGTATGATAACGAATATTATTTTGTTTTTCTTGCATTTTTTTGTTTTTGTTATGGGGGAATTAAAAGAAAAAAGAATATAATTCCCCCTAATTAGATTAGGTTACCCCTAAGGTAGCATAAGTCAAAGGGGTAATTGTGTGGCAGTAAACCTAGAAAAAATTAAATTATAGTTAGGTTAGCACAAAGTTAATCCGTCCAACCCTGTTATGCCATACCATATAGGTGGTATAAGTCAAGGTTTTATTACAATAACAAGAACCTGTTATTTTTTTTATTATTTTTTTGTAACCAACTGTTATGCAATCTGAGCAAAGTTTATCCCTGTATACAAACCTGTGCATAGTAGAGATGCTATTACCGTAGGCGCATACAGTTGATTAGAAAAAAATCAATTTACCAAAAACAACTAATTGTAAAAGAACAAAATGGAATACACCTGTTATAAACATAGGGGGCACAACCACTTAGGAACGCGTATTATAGCAAATCCTAGCGCGTCTGTCAAGCATAACTCTTTATAAAACCAGAACTTATATCGTTTAGATGTTTTTTCTTTTTTTATCTTATTGTTTTAGTTTCTTTTCAAATGGTCATAACTCTATTGCGTACAACCACTTAGGGGCGCGGGGCCGGCCCGGTTTGTCAAGTAAAAAACAATAAAAAAAAGGGAATCACTGCTAACGAGCGGGGAGGCTTACACTTCGCCAATTATTTCTCGGTTGAAAAATCCCTCATATCCAACATCTGTATACGTCCGTCGGTATGCGCGTGATTCCCTAATGTGTAGGAAAAAGAGGGGCGAGGACTGAACCTGCAAACCCCCCATAACCCCTAAGGGTTTATATGAAAACAATCCTACATTCCCTTAGCAACTTCATTAGCCACTAGGTTACGCTTCTCCTTAAGAGTAGCGAGGTCTTGCTTGTATTGAGAAAGCCATTCTTCGGCTTGCTCTCCACGATTGACCCATTCAGCGACACGCGCTTGAAAGTCTGAAACCTTCTTGTCGGCTTCCTTCTCCCAACGCTTCCACTTCAAAGCGGTAGTGTTGAGTGTTGATATTTCTGCATCTAATGCTTGAACCTTTGGGTCTGCATTAACTGCGTCTTTGTTTTGCTTGGCTTGCAAAGCAACCATTTGCTGTTGCAGTTCTGCCATGCGTTCTTGGATTGGGCGATGTTGTGCCATTTGTAAAAAACTCCTGTGGGTTTGTTGTTAAGGTAAGTCTCGGATTGAGATGACTATAGTATACCACAAGGGTAAGCATAAGTCAAGGATTATTTGGGAAAAATATCAGAGAAAGAAAAGTTTTGAACATCATGTTAGGCTTAGGGATGCAAAACGTAGACCCTCTCTGATAGGATGACTAGTATACCATAATGGGTAGCATAAGTCAAGGATTATTTAAGAAAAATTTTAAAGAACAAAAAAGAGAGAGAGGATGTAGCCCCCGAGATTTAACCCGAGTCTAAACTACCTTTGTGTAATTTCTACGTTCATGGAAACATTACGGATATCTCCGACCTAGGATGCCCAATGGGTGACGTAGCCCCTCCCCCTAATTTTGATACCCTATTATACAAGCGCGCACCTGTAATGTCAAGGGAAAAATGAGGTTTTTTGTAAGAAACCTCAAAAACTTCCTTCCTCATTTGAATTACCGCGCTGTAAGGCGAGCGCACTCAAGATATACATATTATAGCATGGCGCAAGGGAATGTCAAGTAAAAAATAATAAAAATCCTAAACCCTTACTGTACAAGTGGTTAGGCACGGCGGGCCCCCCCTGTCGCCCTTACCCCTTTCAAGGTAAGGACTTAGGGGAAAGATTAACGCTTCATGCCTAGCAACTCACGGTAGTCGTGGACTGCTAGCTTAGCACGCTTGGCAAATGACTGACGCTTATAGTAAGGCTTTTCACCTTGCGTAGCATGGTACGAATCGTAGCCACCAAATATATTTTTGGCGTACTCACCATTTGGCAAAGTAGCATACGACATATGGTTGCCTAAGCGGTTACCATCAGACATCAAAGGAAGTCTACGACGAGTAGAGCGGTAATGCTCTAATAGCGCAGGTGTGATATTATAAGCAACTTGCGAGTTGCGGGCACGGGAGTAAGCAAAAGCAAAAGCTTTCCCTACAAGAATTGAGTAAAGGTTAATTAGGTAATTCACAGTACATAGTATACATGAGCCAAACTGTTTTGTCAAGAACTATTTTATATTTTTTTTAATTGTTTGTAAGTCCTTACTGTATAAGCGGTTCCGCGCGGGGGGCCGCCCCAATCACCCCATTAGACCCCCCACTAGACCTCTAATAGGGGTTTTTGAAAGTGTTTCGCGTTAGGCTTATACTTGCCATGATAAATATATGCTATGGTATCCACTTTGTCCGACAAACCCGCGCGAAAATCGCCACAGCTACCACCTCGCGTATAAGCGCGAAAAAGCGAATATCCTTTCTCGGGTATAAAATCATCTTCGTTTTGTATGATAACGCTATTAAGCCCCATCTTAATTGATAACCGCTTACCCGTTACGCTATCACTAGAATAACGTATAATAGCGTTAGGCAAGTACTTACTATT